ATATAGGTGGCGCGCCCGTCCCCCCGTGTGGGTGGGCATGTGTGGGCAGGCGCATGTGTGCGTAGGTGCGGACATGCGGGCGGGTGCGAGGGTGGGTGTGGGCGCACACGCACGAGGGAGACAACCACGCACCCAGACGCGCAGGCGGGTATATTTACCCAACCATGTTCGTAAGCTCGGACACTCAACCCCTTGACAACCGACTAGGGGTGTGGCATATTGGTTGTATTGACACACAGAGGTACACGACATGGATACTAAGACACTACTCAACACCCCATACGTCAAGCGTTCAGCGGTTGAGCGTTACACCAAGCGGTTAGCCTCCGGGCAACCGACGGGCAAGATGAACATCAGCTACCTCACGGGGGCGGTTAACGCCTTGAGAAACAACGCTGATAACAATTAGCTTGACAGCCCACACCCCACGGGCTATAGTGTGGGGAGTTCACCCAATCACCTAGAGGTACATGACATGACTAACCAGCAAATCATAGACGCTGCACCCGAAGAACCCACGCCTGAGGTTGAGACCATTGAGTTTGGGTCTGAGTACTACGAGTACATGGCAAACCTGCCAGAGACACGCGCCGAATTGGTGTTCTTCATCCACTCAAGCTACACGGCTATCGACTTAGCCGGTAATTACGTCAAGTGGGAGGACATCCCGGTGAACGAGCGGGAAGCTGCAATGCAACTGCCTGCCCCACCTCAGAAGCCTACCCGCATAGCTTGGTAGCTGTTCGTAAGCCCGGACATCCGGGCACTTGACACCCAGAGTTAAACCCGCTAGATTAGACACATCCACCAATTGAGGTACACGACATGACTACCAAGTTCACAACCGTAAAGGCTACGCACAATCACACCCGCTTCACAGTCATCCGTGAGCGTGAGGGCAAGTCACCTGACACCCTGAACGTTAGCTATGGCAAGAAGGGCATGACCCTTAAGGCTAATGGTGAGGCTGTGAAAGGGTCACTCGCTAAGTCAACCTTATGGCAAGCGTGCCACAACGCCGTGGCTGAGTACCTTGAGGCGAATGGCGTGGCTATTGGTTCCCCCACCGTAAAGGCTGCTAAGCCCGCGAAGACGGCTAAGCTGGAGAAGCCTACCAAGCGGTTCGCATACCGTGAGTTGCAGGCTGTGCTGAAAGCTGCTAGAGCGCAAGGGTTTGACGTAGACGTTAAGCTTAACAGCAAGTACGACGTACTCGAAACTGAGTATGACCGCTTGACAAACCTTACGGGCAAAGCTAAGCTTGTAGTTGGGAACTTCACCCAACTGGCTGCACTCGCTGCCTAACCCCACCTACCCCAGTTACTTGACACCCATAGCTAGAACTGGTACGGTATGTTCACACCCCACCAACGATGAGCGTTAGCGAGTCCTGGTGGGTACACCCCACACCTAGAGGTACAAACCATGAGTTTATTGACAAGCCGAACCTGCTATGTGGTCACTCTGCATGACCCCGCTAACAAGATTATCCACGTTGTAAACCTAACGTACGGTACGGTTTATGCCGTTAACTACAAGGAGATGAAGTGGTTTAGCTACGGGTGCTACGACGCTAAGGATACGTTTCACAGCTATGACTCTGACATTCAAGTTGAGGTTTCAGCCTTGGCTGACATGTCCCCCACCCTGAAAGCCTATATCACAACTTGGGTAGAGACTCACGTTGTAGACGTTGAGACTGTGCTGACAACCAAGTATGAGACTCCCGTTAAGGTGGCACAAGTCATAGTGGCTATGGGCAACCTGGCAGAGGACTTGAACCCAGACCATGCGGTAGTGGCGATAGCTACGTACCTTGGCATCCCCCACCAATGGTGCTTGGATGCCTGTAATGGCTTGGTTGACCCATACTTCCTAGCTGGCTACATTGGGGGAGTATTATGCCCCACCCAAGAGGCAGTAAAAGCGGTATGGGATTACCTCCCCACCAAGTACCTGTCATACCTACCGGTTGACGAGGGGGAAGAAGTGTGGGATGATGACTGCCAAGACTTGTGGGATTTGGAGTATCCTTACGGTACCCCCACCCTGTAACCTGCATGTACCATGCCGTTACGATGGTATGGTACAACCAACCAACTATCGGAGAACAACAATGGAAACCCAATACACCATTTACCTCATCAACGGTGAGATTATTGCCTTGACACATGACGAACACTGTGCTGTCTACCCCTCCTTTCGGGGTAAAGGTACCTTGTCCATCCTGACAACCAACCCGGCTGGTACTAGAGACGTAACGAGATGTATACCCTACCATGCTGTACTGGAGTACAGGATAGCTAGACCTAACGGGGTGTGACTGTCCCAACACTCCGCAGAGTGAGCGACCCATAGGGAGCGAACACTCTGCCGTGCTTAGGTCACATCCAGCTGGGTGGATTAGTAGTATCCAAACTACCACCCCAACTGCTGACAGTTGACTTGTCGCTGTATGGGTCGCCCCAATTGTAGTGGTTCACTACTGGGTTAACCCATACACCCCATTGGCTACGCTCACCACTACGCCGTAGCGTAGGTTTAACCACTGGTACAGGTTTAGGCTTATTAGCGGGGGTAAAGTTGTCAGGAAAGAAGTTCATGGCTGTCTCCTATGGGTTTGTAGGTACAGCTAAACGGCTAGATAGACCATGTAAACTACAAGCATCTAGCTAACCGACTAATTGCACTCTGTAAACCATAAGATGTGACATACCATGTAACTACCTAGACTCCCTATGGGTCGTCTAGAGTTACCGTGGTGGACATGTCACTCCCCCAAGTTGCAAGGGTGTTTAACCGTGGAAGCCGTTAAGCCTTACACATGTACACCCTCCTATACTCTCCTCCTATAAGGTTCCTCTCTGTAGGTTCCCTCAGTGGGGTTCAAACCCTGGTTTTCTAGCTCAAACCTACTGCCCTACTGGGTGTTTATGGGGGGAACTGCCTCGCCCACCACTTTCCGGGTGTATCGTATGTAGCCAAATGCCAGGGATTCAGTTATCATGGTGCTAGACGGCATCAACTGATGGTCACTGTCCTTAAGGGCGGACGCTTTCGGTTGATTCGATATCAATATTATAGCACATACCCCTACCTTTTGTCAAGCACCCTGTGACAGTTGTACCTAGCGTTACGGGTAAACCTGTCGGTAAGTACGGACACCCCACATCTTGACAGTCTTCGCCATTGCGGATAAAGTTTTAACAGTTGAACACACAACCAAGAGGTACAGACCAATGATTTCTAACTACCATTTCACAGCTCTAGTTGAACTTGATTCAGGTTTCGACAACTACAACCAAGTCATACGTGCTAGTTCTCGATGCGAGGCTATTGGCTGCGGGGTACTCATCGTACTTGCTAACCCAGACTACAAGAACGCTAAGATTCTCAAAGCTAACGCCATCCAAATCAACTGATTGACACCCTCACCCTCACCTGGTATAGTGGGGGAGACACCAAACCTGAGAGGTACAACCTAATGCCTAGATATCAACCCACGCCAGAAGACCTGCAAGCGCTCTACCTAAGCACAGACATGTGTTTGGACGAGCTGGCTGAAGCGTTTGACATTACTGAAGCTGAAGTCGAGAGAGCAATCTGTGGGGTAGACACTCCCCCACCCTGGCTCCCCACGTTTCAAGCTAAGACATGCGTACTCTGCTGGCTACTAGAGAAGACCAACAGTCTAATCAATGAGGCTCGACCCTCCAATCTGGTAGACAGTAAGGAGCTGCACTCTCGCTACCGTGAGATTACTGACGAGTTACGCAACTTGGATGTCCGTAAAGATTAACATTGACATCTGATTGCACATTTGGTAGTATAAAGGGGTGGACATACATGATTCAATGTTTGCCACTCCGCACCTACCGCACCAAGCTTGAGAGTGTGACAGTTAATGTGACACTTTCTACTTGACACCCGATGCCTACCATGCTAAGATGGTTACATCGGTGGGGGAAACAGAACACGCCACCCCATGCAACACCACACTACACACAACTACACGGAGTACAACAATGGCAAACTTTAACAGCATCTTCCAAAACCGCGTCGAGTACTTGGGTATTGAACCTATGGGTATCGCGGAAATTGGAGAGGCACTTCGCAACTCATATCTACACCAGTTCGAGGTCAACGCTTCCCGAGTTGAGACCCTCGGCAAAGATATCATCAAGCAAGCACAGTTGTGGCAACTTCCTCGGCTAGTGTTTGTTGTCGAAACCCAAACTTGGATTCTCGGTGGTGGTCGCCACCGGTTAGAGGCTGTATCGGCTATCGTTGACAACTACGGTGTTAACGCTTCTGGAAAACTTGTCAAGCTTGACAGCGATGGCACTGACCTTGAAGTTGACAGCATTGAACCTGTCATCAATGTTGAGAAGTTCCGTGTTCAAACCACAAAAGACTTGGTTCAATTCCTTCAAACGGACAACGGCAGTCGGTCGATGACTGCCGCCGAGAAGATTAAAGGTAAGGAAGAAAGCAACAGCTTGACCCCTGCTGAAAATCTGAAGCTCATCCTCAGTAAGGCTCTGACCACTGCTATGAACGGGAAATCGTACGTGTTTACACGTACCGATAAGGATGGCAGGAATGAAGATGTAAGCGTTGTGCCGACTGCTGACGCTATCCGTCAAGTGTCCATCAAGTTGGCGGGCTTGGTAGGTACCAAGTTCAAGTATGCTACTCGTGAGAACTTGACGACGCTGGCAACTGCATTCGAGAAGTTTCTCGATGAAACCAGTGAGTCTTATGACTCCAATTTCACGAGATTGGGTCATAAGGAGGCAGTCGAAAGCTTTGCATCTCTTGAGCACGATGGCGTTTTGTTGAACGCTGATGGTGAGGAAATCGAGGATGCAACATACCTTGATTGGTTCCGCACCCAAATCAAGACCCCTCAGAAGAAGACGAAAATCAGTGACATGGCTGATAAGCTTGCCCGTCTACAAGCTAAGCTCTCTGAGTTGGGGGTTGATGTAGACCTGTAACCCCATCCCACGGGGTGCGCGCCATTGCTAAAAACTTTTTAGCTGCGTACCCCTCCCCTCGTTAACGTATTGACTGTCACTCGCTGGCAAGCATTACAACCAATAAGCTTTCCCTTGTACCTCATGGGATATAGCCTTCGGTTTGTAGTGTCCCTTGCCGGCTCTACAACCGGAGGCTTTTTCTATGGAGATTTCACTCTCTAACTGGCTACGCAATGTCGTAGCACCTGCTCTAGTGATGGGGGCAAGCGTGTTTGGTGGGGATGTACCCCTACGTGACCGCCTAACCCCTGACCAAATCCAAGCATTCACCCAAACCCACCCCTACGCCGCAAGCTGTCTTGATACCGTGCGTATCCCCAAAAGTGCTAGCGTGGTAGATGGTGACACCCGCAACGATTTACAGTCGTGCATTAATTCACAACTCGTACAACAGCATGAGAGTATGCGTAGAATATGGGGGGTGCGCTGATGCAGATGGAATTTTCTGGGGATTTGCACGATGACATGCTAAAGTTTAAGCGTCTCTTTAACAGGGATGTTAAGAGCTTGCATCTAAACCCCACTGATTACTCTATGCTGAGAAAGCGGCATGGTGGGGTAATCCAAACCGGTAAAGAATACCGGGGCGTGCAAATCTTGCTTGACAGGGTAGCGGTTAGAAGCTACTATAGCGATAGCCCAATCTTCCCACCCCTTGATGAGAAGGAGATAGCCTTGTTTAGAAGGCTCAAGTCAGGGATGACTTTAGAAGAGGCGGCTACCGATATGGGTTACGCTCACGAGTACACCCGCCAGATTCTACGAACCTTCTACCTATCCACCTACACACCGCGTCAAATGCGGTCTGAATCCACCCTAGCCCGGAGAGCGAGACTACTCTATGAACTCTTACCCGAAATTCCAACTGGGACGGCTGCAAGAATCCTCGACTGTAGCCATCCAACCGCCCGTCAGTATAGACCTAAGTCCAACAATGATTAAACCTCTGAAACCAAAGCGCCCTCGAATCGGCTCAAATTGGGTCATCCATTGTGACGGTGCCACCCTAGAATCTAACCCGTCATCGATTGGGGGATGGGGGTTCGCAGTCTTCTGCGATGACTACCTGTGGTACGCCGCTCACGGGCAGTTAATTGGAGACATAACCAATCAAGTCGCTGAGTTACAGGCAATTAGCAAAGCCTTGCTATGGTGCGTGCAGAAGGGGTTACGTACCCCCACCATTGTGAGCGACAGCAAGGTTGCTATTGACGTACAAACGGGCGTGTCTGAGCTACGAAAGCACAAGTTGCTATGTATCCAGGCATCAATCGAGCACAGTTTGAAGTTCCTTGAACCTACTTTCACACACGTAAGACGTGAGCAGTACCAGCAAAGGTTTGTCGATTACTTGGCAAACCTAGGCAACCACGGTAACGGTTCCTACGATAAGATTGAGCAACAGCAAGCTTTGCTTGCTAGCTACAAGGTATGGTGACGAAAGTTTTGGGTGAGCCTGAGCGCAAACCACCCCTCCAATTCATCGAGCGCAACGGTAAAACTATTGCGCTATACTACGGCAAACCTATAGGAGCAACCTATGAGCAGAGAGAAAAGCTTATCGAATGGCGGAATCGGGTCGCGGCAGTGGTACGGAGGTTTACTGCTGAGGTCGATTCAAAGCCGTAAACCATTTGTTGCAGACAACGCAAACTGGGTGACTGTCAGCTTTGAGTATCCGCGTACAGCATTGGGGTGGGCTATCTACGCCTACCAGAAATACCAGGGGTGCAACTTCCCTCGCCTAGTTCACTGCCACTTCAGCCTTGACAACGGGGAACGGTATGACCGATGCTGGAACCAAACACTTCTAGGTATCGCTAATGACCACCACAACCCAGTGAACAACTGCATCCGGGTGCTAGTTCCGACCCCATACTCTAACGAGACGTTAGCATTACGGGCGCTCGATTTCCTGGTGTTACATGGTGAAACAAAATTTGACTGTAGCCGATTCGTAGCTTACTGCCTAGGCACAGTCGATAAAGCTGACACCCCGTCTGAACTGTTTGAAGAGCTTCTCCCGTACTACTATGATGCAATCCGAAAGTTACGAGACCACACCCAAGACAATGGCTGGGGAACTATTACCCCCGCCACGAATGATGCCACAACCCGGTCTATCGACTCGCGGGGTGACGGCTGAGACTTGTGAGATGTACCGGGTCTATAGCACTGGTGTTCCTCTTGAGATTGTGGCAGAGTTCTTAGACGATAACCTTGAGCCTGTCGCATACCACTACCGCAAGGGTGGGTGGATACCAGAACAGGGCAAGAAGTCTACCTGGTGGGCTGAGGGTTCGGTGAGAACCTTATTCGGCTACCACCTATGGGTTGAGCAAGGGTTCCCCACAAACATAGACGTTGCTCTTTGTGAGGGGGAGACTGATGCTATGGCTTTGTCTCAAGCTATGCCTGATGTGCTATGCCTCGCCCTAGCGGGCAACCCCTCCCCTGAATTGTGGGGGGAATGGCTTACAACCATCTCGTCAATGACGGGGGAGAACGGCAAGCTGTACCTAGCGTTTGACGCTGACGCTGACGGAGACAAGTATACCGAGTATGTCGATGACCATTACACTAAGACTCGCTGTCAGCTTGACTTGCAAGGCTTTAAGGACGTAGCTGAGATGTTACTGGAGGGGTGTGACCCCAAGTGGGTACCCCTTCCTAAGCTCCCCTCCTCCATTGTGTCAGCCGTCGAGGTTAACGCTAAACTAAGGACTAAAGGCGTAGCTTATGAGCCAGGTCTATCACTAGGCTGGACACGAGTTGACCACTTGACCTCCGGCTATTATCCTGGGTCACTGTTAATGGTTGCCGCCCCCGCCAAAGCAGGCAAGTCTAGCTTTGTGGGCAACTGTGTGGTAAACTTCATCACCCTCCACAAGCAGCCTGTTATGTTTGTCCCCCTCGAAATGCCTATCGAACAGGTGCAGCCTCTACTGGGGGCTTGCATACTGGGGGAAGACTTGGAAAGCGCTGACCCTAACGAAGTGTTTGACGCTGTTGACAGCATCTCCCCGTTGCTGCATTGGGTGCGCCATTACGGCAGGATAATGCCTGAAGACATCGACAAGTGGTTCAAAGCTGCTAAGATGTTGGGGGTAAAACTGGTGGTCATTGACCCCATCCAAGCAGCTACAGCACAAGGGTCTCTTGACCACGAGAGCGCAACAGTCAACATTGACGCCCTAATGTACCACATTTCAGGTCAGCTTATCCGATACGAAATGTCTGGGCTAGTGGTGTCGCACGTCAACACGGCTGAACCTGACCAACGTGTCAGCCCTGACGCTTTGCGGGGGTCAAGAGGGCTTGCCCAAATCCCCACCTGTGTGTTAGGCTTACAGCGAGTTGACGACGGAGCTACCAAGCTGTACACTCTCATTGTAGACCGTAGACTTGGACGCTCAGGTGAAGTTCACCTTGAGTATCACGGTCACAGATTCAAGGAAACCATGACTAAGAAGGAGGCGATGTTGTGAAACTTATAGCCGTCAAAGACGGTGTTAAAACAGAGCTGCAGGGTGACGTGTATACAACACTCGCTGAAATGTCTGGTAAGTCTCGACAGTACTGGAAACAACAATTGTTTAGTCTTGCCTATCAAACCCTTAGTATTGAAGTGGAGATTCAACTATGAACGAGCAGGATGAGTATGGGGTTTTTGCTAACGAAGATGCTTGGTCGTTAATTAACGAGTGGTTGCGCGAGTGCGGGTCAACGGAACGGTTTACCCCCCACAAATCCAACCTTTCAGGCTACGAGGTATTGACTATCGCTAAAGCCTGCGTGTACTACGACTATGACATTGACGACTTCATTAATTTTGGAGAGCTATGACTAAGAACTTGAAAGCAGTTGTTGAACGTTACCCAGAGTTCAACCTAAAACCTGCAACTGATGAGCCTAACACATTCTACGGTGAGATGCGCGTGGGGGAGTACAAGGTGATTATTACAGTTCAAGGTCAAGACTTCCCCCCAATGGTCGATGTTAGGTTCAAGTGTAAGTCCTATGGGGTGGGGTGTGTTGTACATCCACACGAACCTCCAGAGTACATTGACGAAATGCTCTACCAACAACTGAAGAGTCTAATGATTAGAGCATTACAGATTCCACTACTAGGCAAAATGGGAGGTTGACATGGCACTGTCAGAATACACAGACGAAGAACTGAAAGACGAGCTTATTAAGCGTCAAGTTGTCCAACCTAAGTATATGCTAAACATTCAGAGGATGGACGATAATCTGTTCGTATCTTACGGTGATGGTCAAAAATGGCTTGTCATTGAGCACGGTGCTACACGTTGGGACTTACGACCGGAAGAACTGCGACAGCTATCTATTATGGTATCAACGGTGAGACACAATGGCAAACAGGAAAAAACCAACCGGAAGAGCTAGGTACAAACAGCACAGCGGGTTTCAATCGGAGCAGGAAGAGCTTATCGCTAAGCTTTACCCACAACTCCACTTCAAACCACCATCTGTACCGTACGTCAGTTCCCACAACTACATGCCCGACTTCAAGTTGGGGTTGCACGATGGGCGCATCGTCTACCTGGAGTTGAAAGAGTACATGACCGAAGCTGACATCCCAAAGTATAAAGCCATACTTGATAGCAACAAGCATGTGGTGTTAGCTTTCCTCATCTACAGCGCTTCGTACAACGTGTTCGCTAAGTTGGGGGTAATGGAGCGGGTGTGGGTAGCTCAAGGCTACACGGACATCCCCGCCGAATGGCTAGCCAAAGTCAAGCTCCCCCCACCCCAGACCCCCACAGATACTCAGACTGACCACAGACCTTCAGTAAAGGACTTGAACTTGTGAAAGAACTATACACTGTACGCGCTTACTTGACTGACACTCTAATCGAGGTCAACAGCTTTGACAACGCCCACACAGGCGGGTGTCCACGTCTCACGGGATACTTTCAAGCCTTCGGCAGACTTCACCCGAAGGTTGGTCGTATACCTGACGACGTTAAACTTAAGATTGATGGGGGTGTAGACCCTTGGTTTAGGGCTGCAATCTATGACGCTGTAACCTTGATGCCTAGCTACAAGTCTTGCCACCGGATGCTGCTGCTAGCGCAGCTTACCCCACAAATTATAGACGCTAGCCGTTTCTGTCGCATGATGTATGGCAGCAGCAATGAGGCGGGGATGTGGGAGTATATCGGGGACGATGAGCTTGTTGTGTTACGGGCTAACGACCTGCTAGGCGACCCTGTACCATTCGCCAATCGACTATCACCTGATGTACCACGCCTACCCCAACTGCTCCATGACTACTTACATCGCGCTTGACCTTGAGACCGAACAAGTGGCACGTATGCCACACGGTAAGATTCACGCACTGTTCCTAGCCAGTAATAACGGCGCAGAGTTTTATCCGTGGGGATTAGCAGCAGCGGCTGTACTTGAGAAGTTACTAACTGACCCAGATGTAATCTTCGTCATACAGAACGCTGCGTATGACGTGTGGGTTCTGCGCCACCACGGTGTTGATATCCCACCAGGGCGGTACGTAGATACGATGGTACTTGCCCACTGTGTAAACCCCCAACAAGGGGACTATTCGTTGGAGAGTTATGGACGCTCAGTTGACGACGAGAAAGTTGACTACCGCACCGAGATGGTCAGAGCTGGATTATGGGAGGGGGGAAAAGAAGACCCCTCTGTGTACGATGTTCCGTTCAACCCCATCATGGAACGATATGGTTTGCAAGACGTGCGGCTCACGCTTAAATGGTGGGGGGAACTCCTGCCACATCTTGAACGGGATGCCCGACTTGCAGACTCTTACTACAACATCCATCTCCCCGCTGTAGAGACAACCATTAGCCTACACGGTGGACTGTACATCGACCGGAAGGCTACGCTTAAGGCTGCAACCGAGTTGATGGGGGACATTGAGGAGGGCTACCTAGAGTTTGCACGTCGCTACCCCAAAGTCTACAAGATGAAGTGGAACGACAAGACTAAAGAGTACGACATTGTCATGAAAGGTGGTAAACCTGTAATGACAGCGCCTAACCTTCAGTCTCCAAACGATATGGCAAGCCTGTTGTATATGATGGGGTGGGTTCCCACCGAATTCAAGCGGAGTACTGGCAAGCCCGTCACGTCTCAAGACGTGCTGAAGCTACTGATAGCCGACGACGAAACTCCCCCCAAATTAAAAGAGTGTGCAACCTTTGTTCAAAGCCTACGCTCTTTGGTGGGGATTCAGAATCAGCTTATGCAGCTTCTAGAGTTGGTGGATGACAAGGGTTTTGTTAAGGGCAACTGGTACCAGACTGGAACTCAAACTTTCCGGTACTCCTCATCCTCCCCCAACATGCAGAACTTCTCGACCCGTCACCCCAAGTGGGGGAAGAGAGTGAGAGAGTGCTTCACCCCACCCCCAGGGTACGTTATGTTTATGGGTGACCTGTCACAGATTGAGCTTGCAATCGTGGCATGGTATCTAGAGATACTGGCGGGAGACTCGGCTATGGCTGAGGGCAACCGTCAGGGCAGGGATGCCCACGATGTTAACACCGAAAACTGGTACGGTGTTACTCGTGAGAGCAACCCTGATGAGTTCAAGCAATGCCGTCCTCGCGCCAAGAATGGCGCCTTCGCCGCCAACTATGGGGCGAAGTACCGACGCTTAGCTTTTACCATCGGGTGTAGCTTTGAAGAGGCAAAGGACATCCTTGAGACTGTTGAACGTGCTACCCAAATCACCCCACTCAAGCAATTGGTGTGGGACACGATGAGACAATCCCGTGACGTACTACCCGTACAGGTTCCGTACTCATGGCGTAAGACTACTAAAGGTTTCCTGTATGACTGTCTTAACACCAGGCTGTTCTACCCCGGCATCGACAGTAAGGAACGTTACGAGCGAGAGTCCAGCGAACGTAAAGCGTTCAACGCACTGGCTCAAGGCGGGTGTGCATCTATACTTCGAAAGCTGTGCAACCAATCCCTCCCCTACATTCAGGCGGGAGAAGGGTGGTTTGCGGGGTTGGTACATGACGAGGCTATCGGCTACGTTAAAGAGCAGTACGCCGACGAGACGATTATCCATCTCAACCGAGAGTGGAATTCTTTAACCCTTCCCTCCCCTCAAGGTGGCGTGTTCGTAAGGGCTGAGTTCAAAATTGTAAATTCCTGGAGCGACAAATGAAACTGTCTAAGTACAAAAAGTTACCTGCCAATGACCCCCAGGGCGAACTGCGCAAACGTGGCTACAAATACATTGGTTATTGGGGTGAGGGTTACGTTCAAGACGTTAACGGTGCTGAAGTGAAGAGTCATTACTGGTGTCGTATGGGTACAGAAGACACCCTGGTTGCCAAACTGCAAGAAGCTGGTTTCATGGGCAGGGTGGTTAGACCTCTCTATGGTGTTAACGTTTTGGTCATCATCGAGGAGACTATCCCGGTACTGGATGACCAGGAGGATTGGTAATGTCTACACCACTTGACCAATTCTGGTTTGTGGGGGTGGTAGTGAGTGGGGGAGACATCCTCACCGATTGGTCTCTCCCCTACCGGTCACGCGAAGAAGCACTCGCAGCACTTGAGGTTTGCCGAGAGGCTGCAACTGGATGGTATGTAATTGTACGTGGAGCATTTGCACAATGACTAAGAGACTTGTACGTTCGATTCTTTTGTTGACCGCTTGTACCGCTATGGTTGCCTGCTCCCCTGAGCAAGACTGCATCAACCGGGACGGTATTTGGTTTGGCGACAGCGACAACGGCTACTGCTGCGAGAAGGGGGAGAAATGCAAAGACCCTCAACCCACACGGAGGTACAAAGAATGATGAGTCTAACCCTCGTCTACCTGTTCGGTCTACCAGCACTGGCGAACACCCTCGGTATACCCCTCCTCCTTGCTAACCTGTACATGGCGGCGGTTGCAGCCTTGGGGTTGACCGTGCTGGACGGGTGGAGAAACACATGAACTGCTCACCTGTAACCTTCGTTGTCACACCGAGTGACATCCTCAACGTTCTGGTTATGGTAGTTATGACTGGGGTGATACTCCTAGCTCTCTACCTCAAAGATTAGTTACGTGGCGGGTACTGCCCTTAAGTGCCAGTTTGCAAACTTTAACCTTAGGTAATGACAATGACTATCCAATTCTTTCCCGAAAACTTCAAGGTCGAGTCTTCTGGTAGTGGCGATTTCATCCAAGTCCCCCGCAAAGATGGTGAGGCTATTCGGGTTGTCCTACTTGGTCAAGCGGTGGTGGGTTACGAGTACTGGACAACTGAAGGTAAGCCAGTACGCCTAACCGAGAAGCCACACGGCAAGCCAGCAGATATGCGTGAGAAGTCTGAAGCAGGTTTCGCTGAGCGCGTCAAGCAGTTCGTCTGTTTCCCTGCATTTGAGTATGGGGCTGATGGGGGTGACGACGGGCGTGTAGGCATCTTCCAAATCAACCAAGCCTCAATCATCGGTGAAATCTACGACATCTTGATGAGCGGAGACTTCGACCCGATGAACGTGTTCTTCAAGATTGAACGCAAGAGCGGGAAGCGAGTGTCGTACTCGGTCAACGCTATCAGCTTCAACAACAAGTTCACGAAGCCTAGCGCTGACATTTACCAGCAGGGCACTGACCTGAAGGTTGCTGAGGTTCTGTTTCAAAACCAAGACGAAGACTCGTCGGAAGACGCAGCCCCATCCACAGTGGATGTAACCATTGCCTCGACTGTAATGTAAACCTTACCGGGGTGGCATACGTCACCCCCTATCTAACAACATGGCTAGCACATTGACTGACAGTTCTGAGATTTACTTGAACCTAGCGTTCTTTTACTGGGGGTCTAACCGTGCCTTTGCAGGCAGCGAGAAAACCATGGAGCGTACCACCTTGGGTAGTCTCCCTCTAGCTTTAGACAACGTTTACGCTGACTTGCAAGAACAATCCAATGACACAGGTGGTACAGTCGTAGTCTTCTGCATTTTCCCAGACGCTGACGCTGACGAAAAGGAACACCTTAAGTCCCTGTTTCCCCCCAAAATCATCCTACCCAAGCTTTCCATCCTTAAGACACTATGACCAACTTTTTCCCTGACGGCTTTCAGCCAGACACCCCCCACACTACGTTGCGTATCGCCCTGAGACGCAATCAATCAGATGGGGGGAAGCGTCAGCCAGTGCTTAAAGGATACGTGTTGGTACGGGTCGAGCAGGCTAGGCAAATACTTGCAGCTTGTGAGGCTGAGTCAGACAATGCTGTGTTCCTCAACGTAGCCTTGTGGGACGACCAGACCGACCCCAAGTACCCCCTCACTGGCAGCGTGTCTACCTCTCACTTCAACCCTAACGCTGAGGCTGAAAAGCTGGAGCGTAAAGACCTACCAAACTCCGTGTGGTACTAACATGACCTTAAAACTTCAAGCCTTGACCGATGCCCTAGAAAAGAGTGGGGCGCTACAATGTGACCGAGAGTTTTCCAAGCGGGTGCAAGCCCGTCTTGCGCAAGCTGCTGGACACCCTGATGACCCAACAGTAAAGTACCGTGCCTCCTCTATTGGCAAACCCTGGATTACACAGACCCTAGACAAGTGGTATGGCGGAGCTAAAATCTTCACTGTATCCCAGACTATGACTATGCTCCAAGGTATGCTGAGTCAGGAATACATCGCTGAACTCCTCAACCTTATGGACTACAAGTTTAGTCAGGAAGTAACGGTCAAGTACAAAACTGTCATGGGTCACGCTGACATCATAGTCGAAGACGACAGCGAAATCATCGTCTTAGAATGCAAGTCGATGGCTCCCCATCTAATCAACCCGTTCATCGCTAGCCCGAGTGACGACTACGGGTACCTTAGCCAACTTAGCTTTTATTGGTGGTGCGCCGCACAGGCTAACCCCTCCAAAAAAGCAAGTGCAGCTTTTGTGTTGTACGACAGGGGAAACTCACGCATCAAAACTGTGAGTATCACCCCCTCCGCTATGCAGCGTAAGGTAGAGCGCATCCAGACGGCGGTTGACATCCTTAGCCGGATTGAGCCTTACGACGTTGACACTTTGCTGCGTGAGGTTGTCATCCCTCCCACTGTGGATGGTAAAATTATGGGGGGAATTGCCCGCACCCGGTGGGCACGACTCCTGTATGCCCCCATCGAGACCGGGGATGGGGTGGTGTATCGAGTGCAAGACTTGGATGTCATTGCCCAACAGTTGAAGAACATGCCCCAGCATAGACGTGATGACGAAGAGGTGGAGTTTTGAAAGACCATGACCGTTATGTCGAACTGTCTGAGGCTTACGACAAGCTAGAGTGGGACTACAAGATGTTGCAAGCAGAGCTTGCCCGTTGGAAGTCTTACTACCGGGAAGAGTTTGGAAACCAAAAACTACTGGAGATTGAAGCCCTTGAAGAAGAACGAAGACATGGCGAAGCTGAGGCAACACATAGCTGACCTCTATCGCCAAACCATGATGACCCAACAGGAAATCGCTGACGAACTAAACATTGCTGGTAGTGCCGTCAACACGGCTATCAGTATGCTCATCCCGATGGATGAACGCAAACGATTGGTGCAAAAGCGACGCAAAGCTGCTCGAATCCGTGAACTCTTAAGGGTCTGCCCACACTGCGGGAAGCCTTTAGACTAACAGAATTTGCCCATCCTTACCGGGTGTAGGGGGCGACCATCCGGTAGCACCTGAAACTTGAATCAAAGATTAAGGATGGGCAACCTTACCCCACTTAGAGGACATTTGACTATGACCAATACCGAGATGCTAGAGCTTATTGCTTGGCAAGCACGCGAGATTAAAACGTTGTCTGAAAAGTACAACAATCATGTTCGTGCTTCGATGCAGTTGCAGGCTATCCATGACGCAGAACTTCACCGCACTCGTCAAGAGTTGGACAAAGTACGCAGCGACTGGCGAAAGTCTTACGAGCAAAAGCAAGAAGACTTGATGCGCAAGACCGAAGAACTAAACAGTCTACACATCCGATACACAAAACTTGAGATTCAGTACAACCGCTTAGTAAACCAGGTGAACAAATCATGCAACGACTAAAACTCATGCTCGTCTACGCTATCCTGTTTGTCTTGGCGCACACCCTATCTGCATGTGACCCCGTTGCCGAGGAGCGGGACAGGTGCATCAAGAATGGGGACAGGTGGGACGCTAAGACTGAGACGTGCTTCTCGTCTACGAGACCAAAGGGGCGGTGGTAATGGTTAAGCCTTTACTCGCGCTGCTCGTTCTCCCCCTCCTATTCACCTACGGATGTAGGGCACAATGGGAGACTGACTGCCTTCACAGTGGCGGTCGTCCTGACCCAGATACGCAAACCTGTTACGAGACAACCATAAGGAGATAGCTATGCCTGGTGAACTTGATGAATTTGAAGCTGAGTTTGAAGCTGTAACGCAAGAGATTGAAGAGTTAGAAGCTGAAGCCGAAGAGACTGACCAAGCTTGGGAAGAGTACCAGGAAAGCAAGTAGACAAACGAAAGCCCCCACCTAGCGTCATGCCGGGTGGGGGCTTTTTCATGGGCGGTTAGTAGACTGCTGGCATGTCGTCATAGTACCAGGCGATGTTTCGCACACCTGTGCTGGCGGCACTAAACCGTAGGAAGTAACGGTTGTTACCGACAGGCATGTCTGGTGGGGCGGGGATGTACTTAACGCCTGCAACGTTAGCTGACGTGGCAGTGTTGCCACGGTCATACATCACTTCGCCATCACCCACAGGTGTGTTCATCATCAGGGAGATTTGGGTGGGGGCGTCGAAGCCGACGTTAACGGCTACCCCCACTAACCGACCAGGAACGTCAACAACTGGGGAGTCGCCTTGGTTAGCTGCGGCTTGAGAGCTGATGGTCTTATACATTAAGGTGTTTCTCCTTTGAGTTTGTACGCTTGCTCCAACTGTTGTTGGATGTAGTCTGCCCCTGGGAGGGGCATATCTTGCATGGACAGCTTGCGGTCTTCAAGCTGACTCAGCATCTCACGGCTTGGGACTTTGTTGCGGATAGCCCAAGCCTCGATGCGTTTAAGGTCTAGGTTTAGCTGGAAGGCGGAGTCAATCATCCGGTGGACAACCTCTACCCTACGCTTATACTCAACGCTGTCTCTGGTGACAGCCCCCGTCTGTAGGTCGCGACCTAGACGCTTCTGTTCGGTGAAGCTTTGGGCAAGCATAGTGCTAACAGCTTGGCGGGTTTCAGCCTCGGTGAACTGCATGTTACGTAGACCGTCGATAACACGCACTCTACCACCGATGGTCTGAAGCGTAGCTTCCACCCCCTCCAATTTAGCCTGAGGTAAACGTGCCCCCTTGTTGCCTAACCAACCCTGTGTAGCCTCACGTAAGGTTGCACCTGTACGCGGGTCTAGCAGTTCACGTGTACCTGACACTGCCTCCATCCTATCGATAGACTGAAGGACGGGGGAGATGCTGAGGATGCCAGCTACGATAGGGGGCATGGGAACGTTGGCAAACAGAGTGGACGTGTAGTCAGAGTCTCTAGCTTTAACACCAGTAGACGGGTCAACGCCTGTCAATGCCTCGTAGACCCCAGCACCATACGTTGCCCCCACCATCTCTCTCAACATCTTAGCCCCTGAGCTTTCGCGTGTACCATCACGTAAGGCTGAGGGGCTTTTGCCGTTTGTAGCCTTCATGATACTAGCCATCACCCCCCACCTTGGGTCAAACTGAGCGGTGAACAACATGTGAGTCTTACGGTTTACAGGGTCTACCTGTAAGACCATACCGTACATGTCACGCTCCCAGTCTTGCATCTCCCCATTGACTGGTCGGTCAAGGTCATCCTCTGGGAGCTGGGCACTGTTCCACAGAGAGTGGGCACGGACGTAGTTGTACCATCGGCTAGGCTCACGCATCATGCTCTTTAACTGGAGGGGGAGGTTAGCCATAGCCCACGAGCTAAAAGGTGCTACCCGTGCGATAGCGGCGGGGATACGCCCTACGTCGTCAAACATAGGCATCCCTCGCTTAACTTCTAGTACAAGGTCATCCCATGTGTCGAGCTTGCCTATGCTCCACCCGAAAGCTAGTTGCTCAGCCGCTTCGCCAAAACTACCCAGGTCGTTAGCCCCTAGCTTAGACTTCCCCCTCACAATGGCTAGCTGACCAGCCATGTCCATCATCTGGGCAATGCGTAGGGTGGGCATAAAGATAGCGTCAGACTTAGAGGCTAAGGCTTTACCTACCTCCCCCAAATATCCAGCCGTCGTCGTGCTGGCAGCGTACAGCTTTTGCAGCTGGTGGATGTGGTAGAGGGGGTTAAGCTTGGAGAAGTCGATTGACCCACCAGCTGAAAGCTTAACACCAGGTATAAGCTCACGGCTGAACATGCGTAGGGTACGTGCGACTAGAGCACGGTGGGTTACTGGCTGACCATCGATAATGCGGAAGACTTTGGTATCGTCTAGAGCATCCAACCCTAGGGTTGCAACTTTAGCCACATCGATGAAGCTGGCAATGTAATGCCGTGGTTGAACTCCTCTACCAAACGCCCCCAACATGTTACCAAAGAACTGACCAAACAAGTAAGTCTTAGCCGTGATGGGGTTGCCTAAAGCTTGTTTCGCAAACCAGCGGGTGAACATGCTGTAGGCGTTGGCAAATTCTCCCATCACACCTGGTGTGGTACTCAACCGAAGGATACCGTTAAGGTGCGCTGCGACAGCGGGGTGTACGTAACTCCCCCCTCCTGGAATGTTTTGCAGTCCAGGTATGTCTTTGAGTCTGATGAATGACCCGAAGGTTTGGGGGTCAGACTCGAACAACTCTTTGGTGATAGCCCACCCAGACTGTATCCCCTCCAGTTCTACGTACTTGACGAGGGAGGAGTTCTCAACTACGGTCTGTAGCTTTTTGATGTACTTGGCACTTGCCTCGATGGGGTCGGTGATGAACAGCCCCATGTCCATACCAGGAATCTTGTAGACCCGTGACAGGTACTCCTCAACGTGGGAGGTAAGCATGGGGATTTTGCTCATCACCCCGCTATCTACCAGCAGGTCTAGGTCTGAGCCTCTGCCCTTGAACTTCTTGCTGAGAAACTCAGCGAAGTCTACAGGGTTGGAGATAAGGGCGTGAAGCTCGTCCCCGCTAATTCCCATCAGCTTAGCAGCAATGGTATGGTCTTCGGGTAGGTATTGCCAGGTTGCTCGTGACTTGGCTAAGGCATCATACATACCTTTTGAGTCGTTGACATTGACTATGCCTGCCAGCTTAGCGACTTGGAAACCGTCGTCAGAAAATTGACGGGGGAAGAACCCGATGTTGTGTAGGTCTCCGATGTTCATCCCAGATGCTAGGGCTACAGCTTGAACCTCGTCAAAGTGCTTGGAGACGTCCTGGGCTTGGTCTAACAGTAGCTCGATGTCGTCGTCTGTGAATCCACGGTTAATCATTCCCGTTTTCCACTCAGCGAACCTGGTTTGCAGTGTCGCATTTTGGATGGGGGTGTTGCCGTAAACCGCTAGGCGTTGGGGTGTCATCCCCTCCTCCAAGATTCGGCGGAGGTCGTCGGCTCGAAAGTCTGACCCTCTCTTTTTAGCCAAACGTTTGAAGGTCTTAGCTAACTGTCGGCTGTCGTGTACCGCCTTGTAGATGGCAGCCTCACGTAGCATACCGTCCATCTGACGCTTGATGTTGAGGAGGGGTTCACGGATTAGACCCATACTCGTAGACTTGATGCCTAGCCAGTTTGCCAACCAAACCTCTAGGCGGCGTGACTTGGCGGGGGAGAGGGTGGCGCGCTTGCCGGCATCGAAGACAACCCCCTCCCAGATTTGTTGAGCCTCACGGGCTTGGGCTTGTTGACGTGCAACCAAAGGGTCAGCACTGTCGTACATTGCAGCTTGAGTCTCAAGAGCAAGTCTACGCTTTTCAGCCAACTCTTCCAGCAGTGTACGAGTGCCAGGCTCCCAATCAATAGGTTTAACTTCTGTGTCTGTCTCCTTGATTGGGTCAGGAGAATTTGCGCAAGAGATGTTCATAGTCCGCAGGGTGATTTCTTGATGAGTTGGTCTAGTTCGGCTTGACGCTCAGCCATAGCCTTAGCTGTAGATAGGGAGGGGTTACGGTGGAACTGTCGTTCCAAGTCTTGTATCTCGCTGTACAGTACAGAGATGCGGTTGTAGCTTGTAAACTCATGGTTGGGGATTTGACGCATCGTGATAGTACGAGTAGTCTCGTCAATGCTCTCAACCACAAAGTTTGTACCACGAGGTATGAGCACTTCACTCTCGTCTTGGATAAACTTAGAGGCGGCGCTATGAAGCTTGTACCCCCTCCCGTCTTTGTAGACGAATACTGTACCACCCCCGCTGCCGAAACCTCTAGCTACAGACTCGTCAATCGAGGTGCTTAAGAAAGGTTTTTCCGTTACGGTCTCACCTACCTTGTACTTCTTGATGGCATCTACGAAACGCAAACTGCCTTGTCCTCGGTACAGTTCGCCTGTGTGAACAGGTTGTGTACGAATGGCTACGTCAAGGTCGGGTAGAATCTTGAGGAATGTTTTCTCGGTTTCGGTGTAATACTGAAGTGCCTCTTCCCCGCTCCCCAGATATCTGTTGATGTACTTGTAGGCTTCAGTGTCTGTGTAGGCGTACACAGCTAGCTGATTACGGTCAAACTGTGCCAGTCTGTCAATGATGTACTGGTTAGGGTTTTTAACCTGGATGATAAAGTTGCGGAGTTCATCCACATCCGAGAACGCTGGCTCAGGGTTGAAGCTTGGCTCATACTTACTGATTAGGTGTTCAATCGTACGTCTGGTGTTAACACTGAAGTTGTCTGCAATCTCTTTCTGGACTGCGTACTCAGCGTTAAAACTCTCAACCATGAACTTGTTGTCATCCCAGAAGTCTTTGATAGTCCCTAACACTGATTGCCAGAAACCCTTGTTGGTGGGGTTAGACTCGTACTGGTACTTAAACGTGTTAAGCAAGTCGTTGAGTATCAACGTCTGTGACGTTTTGACAGACACGGCAAACTTCTCAAGTTCCCCCAACATAGTCTGGGTAGAATCATCAAACAGGTCAGGGTCAATACCTTGTTTGGCAGCTTCACGGATGTTGTTGAGTACGCTGACAAAGCTATTGGCTTTAACCGTTGGTGGTACGTCTTTGCTGTTAAACGTGTGCTTAAGAGCGTAGAAGTCATCCACCAAGTTTTTGAGGTTCTCCGGAGTGGGGTTTTTATTTAGCTGGTCGAGAGAGTCTTTCAACCAAATAGCATCACCACTGTTGCTAGACTCGATGAAGTAGTGAAGGTCTTGCCATTGCTCATTAGTCAACTGCCCCCACATCAACTCTGACTGCTTAGCCAACGACATGATAGTCGGAGCTTCAGTGTAAGTATCTAGTGGTAAAGAATTAAGGGCATCCCCCAACTCTTTAACAGCAGCTTGGGCTAACTCTTCAGCCTCTGCGGCTGTCCCCCCAAATTCCCAGTAATCTGAATCAGCGTTGATGGCGTCGTAAACAGATTTGAGGAATCGCTGAACTTCTGGCAGGTCGGGCGCGTCATCAGCAAGCTGATACGCAGCACTTAGCTTACCAGAAGTGATAGCTGTCGGGTCAGTGCTTGAGTTGATGAAGTAGGACAGACTATCATACACACTCGCAGCCTTTGACTCGTAGGGGGTTACGGGATTAGCTGAGCCTGTAGTGATAGTCTTGTCAATATCGTAGTCACCCAGGTCATCAACAATCAGGTCATCCCAAAGCTTAGCATTGTCAGCCGCTTCGAGTGATTGAGCAGCTACCTCATCGGCTAGCTTTGAAGCTTCGTGGCTTACTTGAGAAGCAGTACGTAACTCTGTGTCAGCACTTGCCGCCTTCGAGAACGTAGACCCCGTATCGGTAACAGCCTGCGCCTCAAGGTCAGCTCTGGCTGCGAGCTTGGGAATAACTCCATCCACCTCTGGTAGAGCCTCTCCCCCCACCTGTTTAATGATAGCAGGGTCATATACCGCTACAGTCTTACCAGCTACAGAACCGTGGTAGCCGGACTCACGCAATGTCTTAACGACTGAGCGCTGAAACTGTAAGGCTTCAGTTTCAGGTAATTGACGAGACGCTTGGTCAAACATCTCGACCAAAGACATAGGTTCTTTGCTAAAACTAACGCCAAACTCTTCACCCGCTAGGTTAGCTATGCGGGTAATCTCGTCTGACTGGGCAGTGGCGTCTATGAGCTTCGCCGCAGGGTCTACCTCGGTGGTCAGTAGGGATGGGGCGCCTATCGAGCGGTTTTCCACTACTGGTAAGTTGTCAGAGGTGATAGACGTGGAGGCGAGTTTAGAATGTTCGGGGTCAGAGCTTAGGTAGTGGGCTGTACCTAACTCACTACGAGCAGCACCCTCCACTGGGTCAGCAGCTTGCAGATTTAACCCCTCCACACGAGTACCGTGGAACAAGTTATTTGAGGGGGGAGGAGTTGTTGGTAGTTCACCCACTTTTATACCTAGAGAATCTGGAGGTGGTGGTGCGTCCCCCACAAACTTACGCCCAACATCAGGGGTAGTGTCGATAGCCTCATCCGCAGCTTTAACGGTGGCGTCGGCTTCAGCCATAAGTTGGTTAACAACTCTCGCTCTAACGTATGCGTCAGCGGCAGCGTCACCAGTTTTTGGTATGGCGGATAACACTTGTCGCACAGCTCTTACTGGGTCGGGTGCGGCATTAAAGTTTAATTCTAGTTGTTGCGGGTCAACTAAAACCTGACGTACAGGTTTTCTAACCCGTGGTTTCGGTGCTGTAACATTAACGACTGGAAGGTTGTCAATAGCTTTTTGAACGCTACCGAGTGACAGCTCTAACTGACGAGGTTCGTAAGGTGTTACACTGTCAAGGTCGAGAACCAATTGTTCAGCCTTTTTCGCAGCAGCTTCCTGAGCTTTACGGATAGACGCAATCTTTTTAGCCTGCTGCTGATTCGCTTTCTTGAACGCGGGGAGCTTAGACCCCAAAACCGCAGCCTCAATCTGTGCTGGAGACTTAGGTTTTGTCTTGATAGCCTGCGGGCTGTTAGGCAAAAACGGCAGCTCAAGCTGTACAGCAGAACCCCCACCACTAGGCTTGGGTGGTGGGGTGGGGTTTGGAACGGCTTGGGCTAAGTCATCGGGTGGGCGCTTACCCCGTAGAATACGGTACGCCCCCCTAACTGGAGAGAAGATTATGCGACCGGTATCGATAATCTTGTCCGCACGGTTGCCGGCGATAACGTCAAGACCAAATCCTGCGAGTACGCTTGGATTAACGTCAAAGCCAAAACCTTTACCTGGTGCTGCACCAACACGGAATCCACGGTTGACCTTAATTCCCACACCAGAACCAACGTCATCTGTGAAGCTGTATTGCGCACCACGCAAAGCCTCAATGACGTTACTCTTCTTGTCGGTGATGCTGCGGTCTGCGGTCGTGAGCCATTCGGCTACACCCCTGAACATCCCACGCGCAGGACTGCTCATGCCCGTAAGACTACCGACGGCAGCGTTAGCACCAAATACCTGTTGGCTTAAAGCTTTGTCTGCGCTGTTGAGTAGACCCTGCGCCCAACCAGGCATCTTGTTAGGGTCTACCTGCGCCCACGGGGGTACAGCTTTAGCGATATCAGACAGGATGCCACGCACGTCCATAGCTGCCCCCACGGCGGTGTTCTGCACTACGCCTAGACCATACAACAACGCAGCGGGGATGCTAACCCCACGCTGTTGGTTCCAGGGTTGGAGATACGTGCGACCGTTCTCCTTGACCCCTACAATGTCTTTGACCCACTCGAATGGGTCACCGGTGGAACCTTTCTTCCCCTCCTCTGACTTGAGGAACTCAAGGGCTTGGCGTGACCACTCAGTTTGAGCTTGTAAGTTAGCGTCTTGACGAGCACGAGCCTCAATGTTCATGCGCTCAAGGTCGCGGGTAGCCCACGAGATTGAGCTACCGAACTCCCGCCGTAGAGCTTCAGTGTTAGGGGGCTGGAACAAGTAAGGCATGACGCCTGCCTGTGTAGCCGACGCTACCTCCCCCTCATTAATAGCCCGTTGGGTGAGCTGAGTGGTAAGGTCACGTTGTACGTCAGGCTGAACCACTGTCTGTAGTACGTCGCTAGGTCTAACTCCCGCAGTAGGTACCGACAGGTCATTGACTGGCTGCTCTAGGTTTAACCCATCAAACAGGTTTGTGGTGTCAATAGGCTGCTGTAGCGTTGGGGGTGGTGGTGCTTGAGCTTCAGGCATAGGCTGAGCTACTGGTGGTGGCGCAGCGGGAGCAGCCTGCTGTACAGGCATTTTCCGTTGAGCACCCTCTAGAATAGCCGTGAACTCTTGCTGCTCTTTCCGTCTTAGGTTATCGATTGGGTCTGACATTACGCGGTGTACTCCCTAAATAGCTGTGCTTCGTGGGGGAAGAAACTGTCGCTCAACATGTTGGCACACACTGAGCACGAGGCTGTAAGCCTATCATGGATAACCGTTGACGCTCTACGTCTGCGGTTAGCTGATGAGTCGTACTGACGACCGGCAAACCTGCCCATTTTAGACAGGTACTCGGCAAGCTCCCCACCAATTTTACCGGTGCGGCGGAGGTCAGCTAAGCCCTGTCCCCCCATAAAGACAACAGCCGCCAACTCCTCCGGAGAGCGTATATCTTTGAGACCAGCATACCCAAGCTGTAGCTTGATGTAACGGTCTACCACACCCAACTGCTGAACGCGAGACATACCCTTTAGCTGGTCGAGTGACAGACCTAAGTCTTGCAACACAGCCGGTCCAAACTGGATAAGCCCGTAATGCCCTGACCCTTCGTAGTTGGGAATAGTGGGGTCAAAGGTGTTGTCTGTCTCATGGGCGATAAGGTCTGCCAACCATTCTGGCTCAATGTTCCACTTAGATGCAAGCCTGTTAAGCTGTGTTGCAAACTGGCGGTCGTTGGCTAGGATGGCGTAGCCGTGGTTAGCGTCCGGACGCTTGTCTCCAGTCTTACCCCCAGCGTAGCTGTTACGTATGGGGGCAGCGGTTGAGTAGTTGGCGGGGGTTGTCTTGACGTTGGGCGCGGTGTTAAGACCGTAGTTTAGGCGGATAACCTTCCCGTTGTGTAGGAAGGTGTTACGCCCCATCGGGATAGCCCCAGCGGGAATTACGGGCTGCGCGTCACCCGGACGGCTAGACCCTGCCGAGCGAGGTTGTGGCGCTCTGGCAAAGTCTCTAGAGGCTAAATGTCCGAGAGGGTCGATGATACGACCGTTAGCGTCTGTAACCTCTAGATGGAGGTGAGGGTCAGATGAGCCTCTTCTACCATGTGTGTTACCGGTTAGGGCAATAACTGACCCAGCGTCTACACGCTGATTCTTCTGTGCAAGCACTTTGCTGAGGTGTGCATAGAAGTACTTGTTGCCATCATCCCCCAAAACTTCCATATTGATACCGTACCCGTCAATGTTCCCAGTTACGTTAATGACTTTACCCGATACCAGTGATAAGGCGCGTGTACCGATTGGCACTCCAAAGTCTAAGCCTTGGTGCTTACGCGCTCCCCCATCTCGTCTCGCACCGAACCCTTGCGTGTCATGGTCTAAGTCATAAATGGTAGCTGCAACACTAGCCTCGAAGGGCATAGTAATGTTCTGACCCCCATATTTACGTTTAGCCAGCGCCTTACGCGGTAACGCTGCGCCGTTAAAATTTGGTTCTGACCCAGGCTGCTGTGGCATTTTCAGCTTTTCAAGCTGGAGCTTTTGCATCTGAGCTTCCCGCTCCCTGAGTGCCTGCTTACGTTTAGCGTTTTCAGCTTTCACCCGCTCTACGTCAGTGGATAACCCATAGCGTAGGAAGTAGGTGTCACGGTTGCGTAACTGCTCTACGACTCGGTTCATCTCGTTGACTACCCCATCCCGCTCTCGACCATAGGCTGTAGCTACAGCCTCAACGTCAGCCAAGCTTAACGGTTTACCCGTGAGCTGTTGGGCAAGGTCTGGACTGAACCCGCGTAGCTGTTCAAGAATTTTGGAGGGGGACTGAACCTGCTGGTTTTGCTGCGCTGACCTACGAGCTTCTACGTACCAACGGTCAAAGTCTGACTGTAACCCCCTAGCTCTAGTGTCTAGGCGTTGAATTTGAATGGCAAGCTCGGGTCGTTCCTTTTGGCTATAGTCGAACCACTCGCCTGTAATCTTCACAGCCTCACGACCGTTGCGGTCTAGCTCCTCAGGTTTGAGGTTACGCGCTGCACCCCAAGCGCCAGGACTTAAGACGTACTCCGTCGCAAGTGCGGCAATAGTATCATCATTGACCGGGATAGCGTTAAGACCCTCAAGGTATGAGTCTTGTTGAATCTTCTGGATACCCTGGGTGGTGTTAAGGATTTCGTAAGTGGTCTTAAGGTCAGACTGTGGGTCTGTAGGGCTGTAGTTCTTCAACCCTCGCTGTAACGCCTCTTGGGTGATACGACCCTTGTATTCGCTGTCAGCCATCGCACCAGAGCGCACCTGTGGTGCAAGCTCAGCCTCAAGCTGACGTACAGCTTGAAAGCCTTCAAGTACGTTGTTAAACTCTAAGATGCTGATGTTACGCTTAAGCAAAGCCTCGCGGGTGGTCTCTAACGCTGTACCCACAGAGTAAAGTCTGTCACCCCACGACATCGTTTCGTCAGAGAGAACCGCGTCGATGTCTTTCATGACGTTGCCCATAACCTCTTGGGTTTTGGCGGGGTCTGCGTTGGGGGTATCAGCGGACAGATAAGCCAGTGAGGTTGACAGCTTATTCATCACCCGCTGACTGTTGACTCTGCGCTGCTGCACGGCAGCGTCTTTGATAGCCTCTTGCCTATTGCTCTCAACTTGTTTGGCGTAGTCTAAAGCGGGTGAGAAGTACCGCTGAGTTAAGTCGGTGATAACTTTTGGGGGGAGATTGTACTTACCGATGGTTGAAGCCAAAGCGTCCTGGTAAGCACTTGTCCCCTCCTTATCCAACCGACCGTTCTGAATCCAGTCAACTCGTGCCGCTTCTAGGTCTTTTACAGCGGCGGCTTCCTGGGCAGCTTGTAGCTGCTCCTGCATCTTAGCCTGGCGTTCAGCGTACTGACCGGCTACACGCATAACAGTCTCCCCCAGATTATTGAAACTCTGGGCGTTCGCTGCTGAGCGGTTGGCTCTAGCTTTAGCCTCCTGCATGGAGGTTTCAGCAATTGACTGGCTCGTCTGGGTCGCGGCTTGCATCATGGATGCGGTGGACTGGGCTGTCTGCTGAGCGGTCTGGGTGCTAAGCTGTAGAGTCTGGTCAAATCGTTGAGAGGCTTGACCTAAGACTTGTAAAGCTGTGTTGTCTGGTTGGGGGAGTTGTTGGGGAACGTTCGGCTGTACCCCCATCGATTGGGGAATGTCAAAGCCGAGTGGTTTAAGTGGTGAAGGCATTAGAGACCTCTCCAAGGTGTTAGTTCATTCGTGAGCTGCCAAGACCCGACCTCTCTTGGGTATGCGGTGGACAGCATAGATTCGGTGGGGGTGATGCCTGTGGATGCAAAACCATTGACGGTATTGACATTAAACCCACCAGTGTTTTGCGGTGCGGGTCTAGAACCCCCTCCAGAAAGCATGGGGGAGATAGCACCGTAAGTACTTGCCCCCACATTCAACCAGTCTAGCAGACTAGACCCACGGGTGTTAGCGTAGGCGTTAGCGAGGTTGTTTTGAACCTGCGTAGCGGAGGTTTGTCCTAAGGCTCTTTGCACCCCAATAGAGTAGTCTTGGGCATTGTAGGCGTTAGACATATTCGCTAGGTCGAGCGCGCCCATGACACCCTGTTGTTGTCGGGCGATGTCTATAGCTCCAGTCTGTTGCTCAAGGTTGCGGTTAACCGTTCCCATCGCGTTGTCTGCTTGTAAGCCCATAATGCGGAGGTTGGCAGCTACAGCATCAGCACTAGCGGCGTTGTCTAGCAAACCTAAGGCTTGACCTGCTGATATGAGGTCTTCCTCGTTCATAGCTTGCATCTCACGTGCAAGCACGTCACGGTCAATCCCCATACCTGTTGACAGCGCGCTACTGATACGCTTGATAAGCTCACGGTCTCTAGCAATTTCGTTGCTAGACGTGCCGAGGTTACCCGCTGCCTGTAGCGACAGTTGCTTCCGCTCCTCTGCTGTGAGGGCGTTGACAATCTGCTGTGATGCTTGAGTCCCCGCTTCAGCAAGGTTTGCCTGCTCCTGCTCAGACTGTTGACGCTGTGCGTTTGCCCCCACTACAATCTGAGTAGCTTGGTTTTGAAGCTGTCGAGCTTGCTGGCTACCTTGAATCCCCTGCTGTAGCACCCCTGCTTGAATAGCGTAGGCTTGCTGTTGGGCTGCAAGCTGTGCGGTGGCTTGTTGTGCCTGTAACGCCATTTCCGACTGTTGAAACTGAGCTAAGCGCGCCAACATACTGTTTTGGTAGTTTGTGCGCGCTAACTCTTGCTGTGCCATGAGGGTGGCGTCGTTAGCCATTTGCTGTTGTGCCCTTTGGTAGGACTCTGCGCTAATGGCTTGACGTTGAGCCTCTGCCTGTTTGTTCTTGGAGCTGATGTTTGCAAGCCCCCCGATGAGGCTTACACCAGCCCCGATGACTGGTACTGCTGCCATAGTTATCTCCTGACGTAGCGCTTATCACGCTGTGGTTGAATATCGAACTCGTAAGCTGCAAGCTTGAAAGCCTCAGCCCCCACTGAAGCAATGTAGAACTGGTAGTCACATCCGTACCCTTGGAGGGGTATGCTAAGCTCTACCACCCGACGAATCTCGTAAGAGTTGCCAACTTGATAGCTAACAACTGCTGGTACGATGTTCTCGTTGTAGTTTGAGACTACTGCCACCCACGCAGTGTTAAGCACGGACACTTGGCTAAACCCTGAAGTTAAGTTGTACTTCAACTGGGAGGTCACAGTGGTGTCCATCTGTAGGTGAAGCTTCTTCAACCGTTTAAGTCGACCGAGAGACTCAAGGTCAAAGATTGGGGAGGCGTAAACACTAGGGTAAATCATACCCATAATGCAGTTGTTGTTCTGCGAAAGGATAGGTCTGTTGTTCAACCCTGAACCACCAGTAACAGTCCACTGGAGCGGAGCTACACCGTTATACGTTACCGTAGGGTACGTGGTGTATGGTTCAAATCCGTTAGACATCACCATAGCGAATTGGCTGGCGTTAACGTTACCCCCAAGTAATTCCAAGGTGTCAGCGTAGTCCATCATAGGGTTACGCAAGGTCAACGTCTCTGTACCGGCGCTTGCGGTGTTACGCTGATAAGTTTTTGCGCCTGCCTTAGAGCTAGCGGTGATGGTGTAGTCGAGTATCCCAGGTGTTACTGGGAGGGGGAGGTTGTATATCCCACGACTGTCCGACATTACCGACACATCTCGCTGACCTGCACAGAACGTGAAAGGGTAGATGTGGGTACGGATGGTGGCAAAGTCAATGTAGAACGGCATCTCTGTGGCTAACATCGCAACCGTGAGCGGTGCGTTAATGTTTGTCAACCACGTCATATACTTGAACAGTTGAACCGCGGGGTACATCTGGAAGGGTGCAGCACTAGACAGTGTTGACCAGCTATCCCACGTAAAGTTCAACATTAAGTTACGACTTGTCGTCCGGGTATCCCCCTCCGCCGCCAACCCTATGTAGAGTTTGTTGCTTGACTCGTTGTAGCGCAACCAGTGGAGGTTGTCCCCGCTTGAGCCTGCAAGGTTTTGGAACAGTCCCCTAATCTTCACGCTACGCTCAAACGCACCGTAGCTATCAGTGTTGGGTTTGTTCATGAGGTCGAACAGCCCAAACTTGTTCATGTACAGAACCGTGAGGTTAGTAACAACCACGCAGTTCTGGTTAAAAGCCCCATATGTTGAGACTAGGTTGACTGCGTAGCTAGACTCACCAAACTGCTCTCCCCCCTCAATTGAGTAGGTGTTGCTGCCGGTGAACACGAACAGACGTTTCTGCCAGCCTGTTACAGCTGTGATACGCTCACGCCCCTCGCTAGTCACGTTGAGGGTGAAGGGGTCAGTCGTGACACCCTGTAGCATGTCGGTAATCTGCATGAACTGGTAAAACTCACCAGGTACAGTTGCGTCACCAATCTCACTGATTAGTAATTGGTCTGTGGCTGTACTGGGGTTGACCAGGATTAAACGGTCACGGTAGATGGTGCCGATGGCGTGGAAAGAACGCTTGGAGTAGTCAACGTACTTGCCGATACCATATGCCCGTACGTAACAACCGTCCAGTGTACCCCCAGTAGTTGGTAGGTTTCGGTACCAGACTCGTCGGGAACCCCCCAGGTACGACGACGCTGAGAGGCAAGAGATGTGGAGGGGTGCGTTGGCGGGGAGGTTGTTCGTAGCCCCCAGGATAGCAAAGTAGTTAGCATTGTTGAACCTATCACCTACGGCTGACATCAGGGTAATAACCCTGTCAGTTGCAGTGTACGTCGTAGCCCACGTTTGGAAGTTGCTAGGCGAGAACGGTACGTTGTTCCACGTATGTTCTACCGTGTCGTTGTACACCTGAAGGTCGTCCGGCTTAGCACCCGTACCACCGTTAAATCGTAGTTCACGTAGCCGTAGGATGTTAACCTGGTTTATGGGGGTGGGTGTACCGCTATAGATACCACCAAACGTTATGAAGAAAGGCGCCGCCTGTAAGGTAGCACCTGGGACTAGTGATGGGGGTGTAAACCTTCCCCCTCCCGAAAAGCCATACTCGTCAGCGGTATTAGGGCTAGTGGTCGGTCCAGCCCAACCGTTACTGTCGAAACGGCTAGACCAAAACACAAACAGACCAAGACCTTGACTGTTCTTGTAAACAGGGTCAATGTCTGTGATGAGTCGGTCGGGTATCTTAACGTTCTGGTCGATAGACGTGACGTTGAACCTTGAGGTGTTCTGCATCATGTCTTGACCTTCGTAGTACATTGACTCCGCCCACCACTGCCAGGTGATTTGGCGGATAGTCAAGGTGTACGTCTGCCCCACCACGAATGACCCAGAGAGTCTGAAGCTAAAGTCAGGGTTCTTCTGGGTCATGGCATAGACTGTACCAGCCGCGTCAGTCACAATATAACTTGACGCGTTGGTGTCACGCCAAAGCGTGGTGTCGTTTACAGAGATGGGGGCAGTAAAGCTAAAAACCCCACCACCATGATTAGTGGTGCAAGTGAAGCTTAGCGTACGCTCTAAGAACGAAAGCTGAACAATCGGATGTTCAGGCGTGAGTATCAGTAGTCGGTCGTATGGTGCGCTTACAGGTATGAAGCACATGCTTGACGGGGGCACAGTCCAGATGGAGCTTTTGCTCACGACTGCAACCTCTTTCGGCATACCCACTGCCTCGTCGTCACGCATGAGGGAGATTAGCAACCCCACGTCGTTAGACAGAATGAAATACTCGCTGCCCAACTTGGTGCGGATGGTGTCTGACCACGCCCGACCAGAGGCGTTATTGATGTTGTAGGTGTTGACTAAGGCTGTACCTCTCCGTCTCACTACTGCCCCGTCATCACTGACATCACAGTTGTGGAATACAGGAGAGCCGCTTACTGGTATCGCCCCCACCGAGTTAGAGATGTCTAACCCGCTAAACTCACGAGTGAATGGACCTTGAATCTCAGTAGCTTGCTGCTGTGTCATGTCGGGTATCCCCCCATATTCCCCACTACCTGTGAGGTCTGACGAGTACGTACCATGTGGGTTCGTAGCTCAAACTCAGACTGGCAAGCCTGTGCAGCCTGTAGGTCAGTGGTGTGGTTTCGGTGCATTAACATCTGGGCGTAGATGTGGACTAGGTCATAGAAGTCGTCTGGTAGCGTGAAGTTATCAGTCGGTAGAGACGGTACAGTGGGCTGGAGTAACACCCTAAACTTGATGTTAGGTCTGTCAGCTACGGATGGGGTGGGGTAAAGCAGTACAGAGTTTTGCTCTGCCCGTGCGTAGTAAAGTGGGGTAGCGGTTGCAGCAATGCGGATGTCCCGCTCGTACAACTCGTCAAACCCCACGCTGCGGAGCACATCTGTCCCCAACGACACTGAGTATAACTCTTGGATGGGGGTTAGCGTAGCGATATCACCCTCAACGTTCCAGCTCAAAGCTGAGACTGTGGCTTGAAGGTGTTGCCATGCGTGTAAACTGGACACAGCCCGTATAGCCGAATTGTAGGCTAAGCGGGCTTTCTTACCGACCGGTGTGGTAAAGTCTGCAACCTCTAGTTCCCCCACGTTTAGGAGAACCTCGTTACAGGCTATGAGTAGAGAGGTGGTAGGCATATAGGTGGGGGGTGGCTAGAAGGGTCTGATTGGTATGAGGATGGGCATCCTTAGTTTACGATTCAAGTTTCAGGTATGTCTGCATACCCTTCCCCTAGACCCCCTAAGGATGCCCATATTCTTATACCGTATCCCCAGTTGTGTGGATGTTGACGGCGTGTAGTGGACGGTACAACCGAGCGCCGTAAGCCTGACGACCCACCATCAACCAGACTTGCTCACGGTTCTCAAACGATTGAGTTACGCGAGGAGCCTTGGAGACTACAGCCGCTGCCCAATCCATGTGACACATGACTGCGGTGTGGACAGGGCGGGAGTTACCGGTGAAGGTAGCAGGTAAAGAGGTGAAACTGTCTTGCTTCGGCAGGTAGCGAGAACCAGTGAACCCAGGAGTTGCCTCCGCAGGTGCGATGGTTGGTGCACCGTTCCGCCAGCCAGTAGCGGAGTTATTACCGATGAGCGACGTACGGATAACCCGCACCCCCATCAACGAACCAATCTGCCCTTGAGCGATAGGAGCGTTGTTGATGAAGTCTTTGCTGATGAATTGCGGGATGGTGAACAGCGCGGACTCTTGACCAGGGGAGATGAGCAGAACAATCTTCTCTTCCGGTACGTCAGCTTCCAGGAGAAGACGACGTGCCGCGAGGAAGACTGCAAAGCTGAACGCTTGACCGTTACCGGTGATTGCGCCGTTGGAAGACGAGAAGACGTTTTGGCTAGCGGTATTTTGAACCGCTGCGCGCAGACCCAGGATAGAGCCTGTCATGTCTTTAGCCAAAGCGTAACCCATAGCTTCCAGGTAGGGAGCACGAAGGTCGTAGCTTGCTTGAATTTCCAACAGGTCATCCAAGGCTACAGCCGTGGTTCTGTCAGTATCCACGGTGATGACGAAATCCGTATCGTTAACGGGTTGTACGCCTACCGGGACGTCTGTAGCCTTGTCTTCTACCCCCAACTCAGAAATACGGGGAACATGGAAGGTGTCACCCTTCTTAACTTGAGCGCCCCAAGTCTTGACGACTGAAGTGTCAAGCATTTTAGCTTTGCGGAACATCTGCACTTCCGAGAGCCACTGTTCAGGGATGAACTGCTGACCACGTTGAGTGTTAATAGAAGGTCCGGTGATAGTGTTACCGAGTGCCATTGTGTGTTAGTCCTGTGATGTAAGGGTTTATAGGTCGTCGATGACTGTGCCAGCTTCGTACGCACGGGCGATTTCAGCTTGCATTTTGGTGTAGGTACTAGGTTTTTCCATCATCAACTTCATGAGTTCAGACTTGCGGAAGGTTTTAACACCTGTGGGGTTAGTGCTGCGTTGGGCATCACCTGAGCTGCTAGCCTGGGGTGGGGCACCACCAGACTTGCGTTCAATCTGCGCCCATAGCAGTTGCACACCCTTAACACTGTCAAACTGTTGGCGGAGGTTTTCCGGCAGCTTGTTAGCATAATCCAAAACAGCACTGACCCGACGGTTAAGCTCCGCATCGTTTACCCCCCACTCAGTTTTGAGTGTGGTAGCCGCTTGCTTGAACTCTTGCTCAGCCTGCTGCTGCGTCTGCTGCTGAACCATCTGAGTCATTTGCGTGTAGGTATCAATAGCCTGTTTAAGGTCGATACCTAGTGCTTCCTTGAAGTCTTTGGCGAGAGCCTGTACTTTGGGGGAATCAAAGTCAATACCCTCCGTGGTTTCGTCACTCGGTGCACCATCTGCCGTGTCAGTTTCAGACGTGTCGCTTGACGACTCGTGCTCGTCTAACAAAGCTTGGAGTGCTGCGGTCTCAGGGTCATCAGGTGTTTCGGCAGCTGCTGCTTCTTCCCCCATCGGTGTAGCAACCTGCTCCTCCACCCTAACACCATCATCGGTCAAGACGTTAACCTGAGACCGTGGCATGATGGGTGTGTCATCAGCCGGGCGCTCAGGTAAACCTGTAGGTTGGTTGTCGAAAGACTCTAGTGTGCTCATAATGCTCCGCTTGTGATTTGTTGTGTAGCTGCTGCCATTGCTTCAGGCGCTACGTCTGAGGTGTCGATACCTATGCGTGATGCAAGGTCAGAGACATCCTCTGGGGTCATACCTGCAATGGCTTGGTCGTTAAGCCCTCCCCCCACTGAGTTCATCATCTCAGGTGGTAAAGCTCCAGGCTCAGCCGGGGCTATGGGAGGGGCGGCGGGTGGTGCTTCCGCCTTCTTTATGTAGCGCATCGGGTCAGTGAAGCGCATCTGTCGTAATAGGTCTTCGAGGATGAGGGCGTAGTCAAGAGACTGTCCAATTTGTGGAACCCTACCGGAGATGTCAAGCAGTTGCAGTAGGTCTGTGACCATACGCTCACGCTCGACTACGTAGTTAGCCCCCAAAGCTAGAAACTTGTAGGGGTAGTGTAGGTACTCCGGGCTGACCTCAAAGAAACCATCCATCTGCTCCTCAGGTACGTACATCCTGATAGTCTCAGGCGTTACGTAAAACTGTTGGAGTAGGCTGAACACCTTGTTTAGGAGGGGGAGAGTCGAGGAATCCTCGATGTGGGTGTGAACACTCGAAAGACGATTTCCTCCTGCGTCACGGACTCCTTGAATCTCAGCCGCCGTAACCCTCTCCCCTCCTCTTGGGGCAGCGTTACCGATGAGTGGACCGGTAGACGTGTTACGGTAGACGCTCGACTCCTGAACCTGGGCTTCTTGGTAAGTGACGACAAAATCCTGCCGCCCCATATCAATTGGTTGTAGACTACCATGCTGTGCAACTTTGAATACTGCGCCAGGTTTAGCCTTGACATCCTCCCGCTTGAGGATACCATCCTCCACCAGTGTCCACATCTTGTTGATGTGGAGCACTAGGTTGTCCAACCGACCGTTGGTTAGGACGTTAAGGACGTGTAACGCCCCTAGGTTGGGGTGTAACACCGACATACCGTAAACGCTGTCACGGTCTGGTAAGAGGGTTGTGGTCACAAAAGGTGACCCGCACCAATACTTAGAGTCAGACAGGCGGATAAGCTGCTTCCCGTAGAATACAGCGTGAACACACCAAAACTGAACCCCCTCCACAAGGAGTGGACCGTAGTATTCGATGATGTCCCACCCAGACGTATCGGTGCCGTTGACGTCTTTGGGTGTGTCAGGGTCAGCAAACTTGTAGTCTACGTACTGCTCAACCTGGGTTAGGTCAAGGTCGTAGTAACCGGACGTGACTAGCTCGTGAAGCTCTTCACGGGTGTGGCGAAGTCGTACAAACGTCCCCGTATTCTTACCCCCAGATGTGTCAAGCCATACATCGTAGGGGGACAGAGGTTCGATACGTAGCTCTGACCGCTGACGGTTGACGGCTACGTCCTCCCACCCCCCAAAAATATCACCAGTCTCTACGAACGTACGCTTAAACTGCCGCTCCATGCTGGTATCCCACCCTAGTCGGTAGGTTGACACCCCATATAAGACCAGGTTTCGGACGTAGGTCTCGAAGATGTCACGAATGGAGGCAGCTTCAAGCTTAGTCTTGGTGAGTTGTTTGACCACACGGGCTGCGTCTGCCAGTTCGGGCACCATGCCCTTCAGGTCGAACCAGTCATCACTAGGAAAGGTGGCACCTTTGAAGTATGCCACCAGGGTCTCCACGACCTCAAAGGTATGACCCGTGTTAATGCGATGCCGCCAATCGGCGTCGTCTGCTCCCGTAGTTTGAAAGTTACGGGCACGGGTGTTTTGTCTGTCGATGGCAGAGGCACGGTAGAGTTCATAGGTTTCATCCCAATTGTTCTCTACGGTATTGCGCTTGTCACGCGACTCCTGCCACTTGCTGATAACAACCCCACCAATACGGTCAGTGCTAAGCTTGCGCTTGGCTGACTCTTTATCCTCGATGATGGGGGTAGGCATTTCAATGGTCATCAGTAGACGCCTCCGTATTTAAGGTTGAATTCCCCTGTATTACGGGGGACATGTCTAAGCCGCCCGTTGTGAGGGTTGCGTTTGTCGGGCGGGTGGGAATGTTCTGCCACTACCGCTAGTGCGTCTGGTGGGTCATCCTTAGCTGATGCTCTACCAAAAAAGTTAAATGTGTTCATCACTATCGCCTGATTCTTGAGGCGTGAGTTGAACACGACGTTGCCCTGATTGAAGTAAGACGACAGATGCGACTCAATGCGCTTGTGCTTGTTACCTACAGGTTTGTAGTCTAACACGGCACACTGTATCTTTTTCTCAGCCAGGTGTTTGATGATACGGTCGCGGTACAGAGACTGGAAAGCGATAGTCTCTACGTACATGCGCTTCACGTTCCATAGTACCACAAGACGGGCTATTTCGTCAAGTGTGTGTTCGACGCTGTAGTGCCCGACGCTGAAATCAAGAGCACACAGCTTCCGCTGGAAAGTCTTACCCCCTACAGCAATGGCTGTGTAGTCAGCACGTGAGCTTAGAGAGATAGCAAAGTCAACCCCCATAACGGGTTCTAGGCTATCGAGTGAGCCGTCCGGATGGCGGAATGACACCCCATCCATCCCCCTCCCATTAAGTAGCTCCTCGTTGGAGGCGTATACTACAAAGTCGGTGGTCAACACCTGAAGGGCAGGGTTGTTCACTAGGTTTAGGTACTGAGCTTCAAACACACCGGGAAGGTCTGACAACTCTTCTTTGAGCTGACGTTCCATCTTTTCGGTGAACTTGTTCCATAGGTAGCCGTCGCTTGGGTCTGTGCCGTTAAAGTAGATGTTACGGTTCAAGACTGCGATGTCCAAGGTCTCACGCTTCTCTTTCAGGAAGGCGTAGTAGTCGCCTGGGTCGTAGTGTGTACCCGTTACCACGTACTCGTCTCCGAGTGTTTCCCCCACCTTAACACCGTTTGGCATTACACCGCAGGTTTGGTAGTAGGTAATCTTGGTACGGATAGACGCGATGTCACCAGCCCAACGCTTGACCTGTTTAATCTTGGCGGGGGTGGAGCAGTTGTCAAAGTCTACGATGTCATCCATGATGATGATGTCGTAGTGCTGACCGGTGGCTTTCGCCTTAACCGATGTAGAGAGGATGGTTGGCTCTTTCGCTTTGATACCCCGCTGCATTTGAAGCTGCTGGTTAGACCAGACTACCTTCCGGTCGTCAGCTTCGTTCTCATCCCCGTAGTAACGACGATTAGACTTGTCGAGTGGAGGGATAAGGTTGCCGCGTATATGGGGGCGAGAGTTCCAAACCCTCTGCTGTAACCCCTCATCCTCGAAATAGTTGCGGAGTTCACGAATAAACGCTTCGGATAGCTCACGGATGTTAGACGCATGTAACATGCGAATGTTAGGATTACGGTAGATACGCCACATGATGTAACCTACCGTGAGGGTGGACTTAAGGTGTCCGCGTGGCATCTGGAGTAGACGGTTAGTGGGGGGTTGTTTAACTCCCCCCTTACCATCAAGGTAGTAGTCTTCTGGTAACTCTAGTATGAGTGCCAAACGCTTAGCCAGCTCTGGGGTGAACCTTCCGGATTGCCAGAGCTGGTAAGCTTGAAGTGTGAGGATGTAGTCAAAGTGACAGACGTCGAAGTTCTTCGTTCCCCCCTGATACTCAATCAGGTCGAAGAAAGCCCAACAGTCATACCACGCTTCGACTTTAAGGTCTACGGATGGGGCTATAACTGACACGTTCCCCTCCGATTAACCGATGTCGGTGACTTCGCTTACACCAATGATAGACATTGCCCACCGACCGTTACCATCACCGGCGATACCAGTTGCGGTAAAGATGAGAGATTGGGTAGCGTTATCAACTGTCGCCACGATGGAGGCAGTGCTTGCACCTGGATACTTAACTTGAAGCTGGGTGCCAAGGATGAGGGGGAAGCCGTTCACGTTACGTGCAGCGATGGTTAGCTCAAAGCATGTCATCGAGCCGTCAACGTTCGGGCAGTAACTAGCGATAGCCTTAATGATGCAGGTAGAACGCTCAGCAAGGCGGAAACGGTAGTTCTGCACCCCATCAATAAACAACTCAACGGGGGTTGCACCAGCGGTTGCACCCTTGTTGAGTGGGAAAAGGTCGAAGAACTTGCGCTTCTGCTGAGACTCAGGAAAGGCTTGAGTTGCTAACTCAGCGCTGAGTGCGTTACCGGAGGTAACTGGGTTGCTGGAAGCGATGTCAGCTTTGCTAAAGATTGGACGTGTAGGCATTGTCTGTCTCCGTGCGCCTATGCGCTATAGATGGTTTGTCGGGCTTGTCTCCGGCGAGACATCCTCCCCAATAGTGAGGAGGTAAGGTTGTTCTGCTCTTGACGAGCGTCAGCTAGCTGCCCCTGCTGCATGTTACGCATCCCCTCCATTAGGGAGAGTTGAGCAGCGCTAGACTCTCTAGCCTTAGCCAGCTCGGTAGCAGCCTGCTGGCTCAGTTGTTGCTGGCTGGCGAGCTGCTGCTGGAGCTGGGCTAAGATGCTAGATGTCGAGCTTGAGTTGGCTGAATACTGTTCGTTCAGTCCTCTCACTTGTTGGTCGTACGACTGCTGCATCTTCTGCATCTGCTGCTGCATCGTCGTCAGAAACTGTGCTTGCTCCGGACTCTGCTGAGGGAGCTGAGTCGGTGTCGGCATCGGTGCGTACACCACCTGGGGTTGTGACCTCTTGCTCATTGGGTTCTTCGTTCATAACGTGGACATCTACGACTTCCCCCATCACAAATACAGGCGGGAGGGGAGCCTTAAAGTTTTCACCCCCATCAACCTTGGGTTGGTAGGAGTGGGGGAGGATGAGGCACTTGAGCATGGTAGCTGTCACTGGGGCAGTACCATAAAATTCTAGCTGAGTGCCGGTCTCGTTGTCAGAACTGAGGATGCGGTATAAAGCCATAGGTTAGACCTTCACGTATTTACTAGCGGTTTGTCGGGCTTTGCTAAACGGGTTAGCGTAGCGTGTAAACCCTGGAAGCCTACGGCTACGTCTATCCCCCGTATATGGGAGCGTCTGCGTGGTAGGTAAGGGTGTTACTGGGTTTAAGCTGGCGGAGGGCTGGTATTGCATAGTAGGCAGCGAGTAGAGAGTGTTCCCGGTTGGTTAGATGTTGGGAGCGTTCCACGTAAGTCATCTGCTTCCAGTAGTGGCAAAGCACAACGTCAAGCTGGACAATCTCCTCCCCCTCCGGATAGACGTAACCTCCTTTTGCCCAGCGTTGGGCGAACTGGCGGGTTACGGGTTGGAGTAGTCTCCCCACCATAGGGAAGTCTAGAAACTTAGACTCAGAGGGTGCTGGCAGTACGTCCGCCCCGCTGTAGACCTTAAAGGTGTCTCGTCGGAGCAGGTCTGCTAACGTACGCCTAGAAGCTGCCCCCCTCCAATAATTGTAGGTGTAGGGTATGCAGTCAAGGTAAGGCACGAACTTGCTGATGCTCTTGAGTGGACGTTTGCCGTAAAGCCTCCAGGTTTCTAGCTCCACCCCCCTGCTATAGAACTTGTAGGGGTGTGCGTAGACTTTGGCTATCGGGTGTGAGTGTGGCCCGAAGAGTAAAAGCCAGAGGTCTTCATGGCTGTCTACCGGGTAAAGGGTAGGGGGTTGCCAGCGAGAGATGTGGTAGGGCGAGTCCCCATCCCCCAGTACATCCTTAAGGGTGTAGACCTTAGCTAGCGCTCGGTCAAAGTCTCCCCCCAGTATAACAGGTGGGGGATTAGGTCGGGCGGTTGGCTGCGGCGAGAATGTTTCGGGATGCTTCGTCAGTGAGGTCCACCGTGGCGCGGTGCCGTTGTCGGTGTGCCGCTTCGCGGAAGTGAGGATGTCCGTAAAACGCTGGCTGCGCATGGTCTGAGGCTGGGAAGGTGGTCTGTAGTTGCAGCACTAGGTCTGCGTTTGGGCTAAGGTCTGGGGTTGGTGCGTCTGCGTCTAGCGCTACGCTTAACCCCTCCAATGTTTCAGGCTTAGGACTGCCGGGCATAGGTGCAGCTAGAAGCTTGCGGGTCTGACCTAGGTGTGGTAGTAGGTCTGCCTCCTTGGAGCGGTGGTGTATGCTACTTGTGGGGGGCACTTTGGTACTCCTGTCGTAAACGGTAAAGGTCTGTTTCGATGCGCGATAGCCTTCGCTCTAAGGCTTCTTGGTTAGAGTCTGAGGCTTTGGTTGTGGCTTTAAGCTCTACAACGTCTGCTCTAAGCTCATCTATGCGCTCAAGGGTGGGGCGGGTAATGGTGAAGCTTAGACCTATAATGGTCAAGCCTACACCCCCCAACGAGAAGAGCAGTTGTTGAGTCATGGACTTGTCTGGAGGTTGGATGTTCATGCTGGCGGGATGGGGTCAATGTATCCGGTGTCGGTGTGGATGCCCGGGTTGCGCTGTTGAAACCGAAGGGCAATGGTGCGACATGCGAAGTACGCTGCCTTGTCACCCTTAAGCTTGGTGCTGTTAAGGATGAGTGCGAGTTGGGTTAGGAGTTGTAAGTAGTTCACAAACGGAATCCTTGTGGTATAGGTTTACAGGTGGCGGTGTATGCGAAAAAGTTTTTATCGCCATACATATAGGTGGCGCGCCCGTCCCCCCGTGTGGGTGGGCATGTGTGGGCAGGCGCATGTGTGCGTAGGTGCGGACATGCGGGCGGGTGCGAGGGTGGGTGTGGGCGCAC